GTTTTAGGACTGTAGGGTTTACGCACGGGGCAGTAGGTGTAGTCGGGACTGCGGGCAAAAACGGCCGCTATCTCCCATTCGTCCCGGTCGTGGCGGTCGTGGCTGCCTGCCGGTGGGGCGTTGAGTTTGTCCCAGGGGTACAAATCCGCCAGGCGTAGGCCGTGCCGCTGCTCAATTTCTTTCAGGAGGAGGAGTTGGTCAAGGTCAAACCAGCCGTCGGCGGTACGGCCGTATTTGTACACCAGCACGATGACGCCCGTTTGCGCGCAAACCTTGGGTGCCCAGGCCGCCAGGCGGTCGTGCAGCCAGGCGTGATACGCCGCGCCGGTGAGAGCGAAGCCGTGCAGGCCGGGGTAAGGCGGCGAGGTCAGCAGCAGCTGGAAGGTGTTGTCGGCGTAAGCGCTGGCGGCCGCCAGGCAGTCGCTCTGCCAGACAACCCAGTCTGGCGCATGGTAAGAGACTAAACTGCTGGCAGTGGCGGCGGGTGTGAGCTGCATAGGATTATGTTAGCACAATCCCGCCGGGTGAATTATGAGAAAGGTTTGGGCGCGACTGGAACAAAAAAAGCCCCGCTTGCGGCGGGGCCAATTTCTTATCCGTAAGATTCCCGGTACGATTGCCGAACGAACCGCCCGGCAAAATCGCGGCGGCGCTGCATCGGCCGGTAAACAATGCGATGGCTGGTGACAATGGATTCGGCGTAGTCTGGCCAATCTTCATGCTCCGGGTCGGCCATCAGGGCCTCGACCAGCTCGTCGCGCTCGGATTGGAAATCGAACTCGTACATGCCGCAGTGTTCGCCGCTGGCCATCTTGAACTCTACTTCGTAAACCATTGTGTAATCTTGCAAACTTGACATGATATGCCTCCTAT